GCACAGGTTGGCACCGCGCAGGTTGGCACCGCGCAGGTCGGCACCGCACAGGTCGGCATCGCGCAGGTAGGCATCGCGCAGGTAGGCTCTCGATCCGCTCTCATGCATTGAGGTAATCCACACTTTGTGTTCTTCAAGAATCTTCGATAAATCTGCTGAATTCATGTTGTTAATCCTTAAATTTTGGCAATAAAAAAGGCCGCATTGCGACCTGATTAGATATTTGAAGTGAGATAAAAGAAGACCAACTATGTAGCCTTTAGTTTTTCCAGCTCTCTGGCAATCATTGCCGTGGTTCTGATTGCCCATTTATCGACTATCTTTCCATCTTCTCTCACCAGAGCCATTTCCTCAGGCTTCACCATGCATTCAGCATCAAGCTTGCAGCCTTTGCATTTCACAAAGCGACTACACCATTGATTTGTATCAATAGTCGTAGTCATATGGGTAGTCCTGGTATTGTTCCATCACATCCTGAGGATGCTCTTCGAATTCTTCAAATTCTTCTTCCATATCTCACCTCAGATAAGTGGATTATCGACAAAAGAAAACCCCGCCGCAGCGGGTCTATTTCTGCGAAGAAAGTGAGTTCATAACGAACTTAGCTTCATTCCATTTTGCAACAGCAGCGTCATGCTGCTTAGTTAATGAAGTTACTGAATCGCAAAGGCCATTATCAATCCAATGGCGATGCATGTTACACAGGCGATCATTAAGTCTCACAACCTCACTCTGCGCAGCAACTACAATTCTGCGTGCTTCTTGGTATGTCATACACTCACCTCAATCGTAATAAGCCGGAATTGATTTGCCGCGCTGCTTCTGTACGGCATGGATTTTATTCCCGAGCGGGTTAACGTCCCGGTAGTAAATGCGGTTCTGCTTAACCGCTGTTACTTCAACTTCCTTCTGACGCGTTCCGGCAAGCAAAATGGCTTTGGTAACGCGGTCAATTCTTTTGGCTTTAACCTCCTGAGAAGCATCAGGAGCATCGCAGCCAAAAATTGAATCGATGATATTGCAGATGGTGTCGCGCTCTATGGCTAGCTTTCTGCGCCGCTCATGACGGCGAGTTTTAGCATTGCCTGCAAACGTTGACTTCCCGTAGGTAATAACCGTCATGATTTAGTCCTCATGTGAAATGGCTTTGGTACTGGCGCCGGAACCTGTCTCAATTTCCGGATTTCAAGTGGCTTCTCAGTGCGGCCCGATCGGTACAGCTAGGCCTAAGCTCCACCACACGCCAGTCCAAACCCATCTCGTTTGGTATTTGTTCGCGCTTTGTCAGCGCATTATCGAAGTTAAAGAGCATTGCCTTTCCGTTTGGCTACCAGCGTCCTGCTGATGGCTAAACAATACAAAATGTACTTAACATCGTCAATACAAAATGTACTGAAAATTGATAAATAAATACTATGTGTATGAAACTGAATGGAAAAAATATTTTGGTATTAAAAAACCCGCATAAGCGGGCTAGGGGAGGGAATTGTTAGAGGCCTTGCCATTTTGCTTCAATGACAACACCGATAATGCGGCAATTTCCGTTTATGGGGATCATGTGATAGCTGGGGTTTAACGGTTTAAGATATTTCTGTCCAGCGTCAACAATATATTTCTTGAAGGTTGCCTCGTTTTCAGACTCAAGCTTTGCCACCACGAGTTTTCCATTAGTCGGTTCGATATCCGGATCAACAAGAATTTGCATTCCTTCCGGTATGCTTAATCCTGTAGGAGATGTCATAGAGTCGCCACGAACGGTTAGCCAGAATGACCTTTCGCTTGCATGTGCAGTTGTCTCAGGCCACACCTCTATTTCTCGGAGTTGGTAAGGTTCAACAGCCTCACACCAGTTACCTGCGCTCACCCAGCTAATCAGGGGAAATCTCCTTATTTCTGTGTGTGGACGAGGACTTGAAACATTGTTCAGGTTGGAGTCTGGATAATCAACCATCCCATCAGAACTTAATACTAGCTCCTTCAATCCTAGCTGCTTCATGATCGCTGCAATATCTTCAATACTTGGTTCGCGGCGGCCATTAAGCCAATGACCTATCGCCCCCTGAGTCTTACCGAGAGCTTCAGCAAGTTTATCCTGGGTTAGGCCTATTTGTTTCATTCTGGCTTTCGCCAGCTCATTCCACGGTGTTTTCATGCGCCGATTATTACGAGATGTATTGACTGTGACAACACACATATTGTATTAATTACCTTGCTTTTATTTAGTACGAAATGTATTATTGAGTTACGTACCATCCTGAGGAGATATACCGATGAGCAATCTTCGGAAAATCCGGGAAACCATGAAGGTATCCCAGGCCGTTTTGGCCGAAAAGGTTGGGTGTACTCAGGGAGCAATTGGTCATTACGAATCAGGGCGACGCCATCCGGATTTGAGAATGTGCCGCCAGCTCGTAGAGGCGCTCAACAGTTTTGGCGCGAATGTTCAGCTAGACGATGTGTTCCCACCTGAACTTAATGCTGCCTAAGTAGTACCGCTCTTTACCAATCTGAACCGCCGACAACGCGGTAAACATATTTAAAGGCGCATCAACGAATGCGCACAACTAACTATTAACTACAGGAATGTTCACATATGGAACTCACAAGCACTCGCAAGAAAGCCAACGCAATTACCAGCAGCATCCTTAACCGGATAGCTATTCGTGGTCAGCGGAAAGTCGCTGATGCGTTAGGCATTAACGAATCTCAAATTTCACGATGGAAAGGCGATTTCATTCCGAAGATTGGGATGTTATTGGCGGTTCTGGAGTGGGGTGTCGAGGATGAGGAGTTGGCAGAACTGGCAAAGAAAGTTGCGCATCTGCTGACAAAAGAAAAAGCCCCGAAGAACGGCGAATTCTTCGAGGCCTGATGTAGAAAGACTGGATCAATCCACAGGAGTAATTATGCCAAAACAACTCAGTCCTGACCAGGACAAATTACACAAAAACATACTACGTGATCGGTTCTTATCCAGCTTCAAACAGCCTGGTCGATTTCGGGCTGAGTTGGAGAAAGTGAAGCTAATACTGAAGAGGAAAGGTCATGAGTAATCTTGCAACAGTTACACCGATAAAACCTCATCTGGAGGTTGTGGAGCATCGCGTGGCAGAACTCGACGATGGCTACACCCGGACTGCAAATACACTGCTGGAAGCTGTCATGCTTTCTGGGCTTACTCAACATCAGCTACTGATTGTTATGGCTGTGTGGCGCAAGACATACGGTTATAACAAAAAAATAGATTGGATCGGAAATGAACAGTTCGCTGAACTCACTGGCATGGCGCCAACCAAATGTTCTACCGCCAAAAACGAGCTTATCAGAATGGGGGTTCTCACTCAGGTGGGGCGTCAGGTTGGTATGAATAAAAATATTTCCGAGTGGAAGACGAAGGTTAACGGATTCGGTAAAACATTTACCAGATCGGTAAAACTAACCTTCACCAAATCGGTAAAAACCAATTTACCGAATCAGTCAAACACAAAAGACAATATACAAAAGACAATAAATACAAATACCCCCTTACCCCCTAACGGGGGCGGAAATGGGCAGGTTAAACCTGAACGTCGCAAGGCAGAACGAATCGACTATGAATCCTTCCTGAACGCCTACAACACCGAAGTTGGTGACAGACTTCCACATGCTGTTTCGGTCAACGAGAAACGGAAGCGCCGCCTGAAGAAAATCATCCCGCAACTGAAAACGCCAAACGTGGACGGTTTCAGGGCGTATATCAGGGCGTTTGTGCATCAGGCCAAGCCGTTTTACTTCGGAGACAACGACACAGGCTGGACGGCTGATTTTGATTACCTGCTGAGGGAAGATTCGTTAACGGGAGTTCGGGAAGGGAAGTTTGCAGACAGGGGGATTGCATGAGACAGGATATCGAAGCGAGCGTTATCGGTGGTTTGCTGATTGGTGGATTAACACCAACCGCGAGTGACGTTCTGGCAACGCTGGAGCCTGAAGCATTCTCAATTCCGCTTTACCGGAAAGCTTTTGAAGTTATTCGAAAGCAGGCCAGAAACAGGAACCTGATTGATGGACTGATGGTGGCCGAGGAGTGCGGGGATGAATACGCAACGGCGGTGATGATGACTGCGCGGTCATGTCCCAGCGCTGCAAACCTGAAAGGTTATGCCGGAATGGTTGCAGACAGTTATCAACGGCGTCAGGTTTTACAGCTACTGGATGAGATGCGAGAGCCAATCAGTAACGGCACGCTGGATGCTTCAGGTAGAGCGATGGACGATCTAGTTAAGCGCCTTTCAGCCATCAGGAAGCCACGTGACGAGGTTAAACCTGTGCGACTGGGGGAAATCATCAGTGATTACACTGACACGCTTGACAGGCGTCTGAGGAACGGAGAAGAGTCGGATACCCTGAAGACCGGAATCGAAGAGCTTGACGCTATCACCGGAGGGATGAACGCAGAAGACCTTGTGATTATTGCTGCTCGTCCAGGTATGGGTAAAACCGAACTGGCGCTGAAGATAGCCGAAGGCGTGGCAAGTCGTGTTATTCCTGGTTCTGGCGTCCGGCGCGGTGTGTTGATTTTCTCGATGGAAATGAGCGCCATTCAGGTTGTTGAGAGAGGGATTGCCGGCGCAGGAATGATGTCGGTCAGTGTGCTGCGTAACCCGTCACGTATGGACGATGAAGGATGGGCGAGAGTTGCAAGCGGGATGAAGTTGCTGGCAGATCTGGATGTGTGGGTAGTTGACGCATCGCGTTTGTCTGTCGAAGAAATCAGGTCCATTTCCGAACGCCACAAGCAGGAGCATCCTAATCTGTCACTGATTATGGCTGACTATCTCGGGCTAATTGAGAAACCCAAAGCGGAACGTAATGACCTCGCCATAGCACATATCTCCGGTAGCCTGAAAGCGATGGCGAAAGACCTGAAAACTCCAGTTATCTCCCTAAGCCAGCTTTCACGCGATGTTGAGAAGCGGCCAAACAAGCGCCCGACAAACGCAGATTTGCGTGATTCAGGAAGCATTGAACAGGATGCAGATTCAATCATCATGCTTTACCGTGAAGCGGTATACGACGAGAACAGTAGCGCCGCACCATTTGCTGAAATCATTGTGACGAAAAACCGTTTTGGCTCGCTTGGTACAGTTTACCAGCGGTTCTGCAACGGACACTTTGTTGCATGTGACCAGGACGAAGCCAGACAGATTTGCACGGCATCAAATGCACCTGCTGGACGCAGAAAGCGATATGCACAAGGGGCTGACGTATGACCATCTACATCACTGAGTTAATAACAGGCCTGCTGGTAATCGCAGGCCTTTTTATTTGGGGGAGAGGGAAGCATGGTTAATTGGATGCTCGCCGCCATCAAATGCATTGGCGTTGGATGGATTCTTCTGACGTTTTTTATTGTTCTGCGTAACTACATTAGCCTTGTTAATGGCGGTAAAGACCCATTCTCTACGTTGTTTGGTGCTGCGTTTGTCTGGGTACTTATCGGAATTGTACCTGTAGCGATAGCAAAAATGGCGTGGCGTTTTATCAACTAAAAGTGAGAGGAATAATGAGAAAGAAACAAGCAGAGAAATTATTTTGTGATGCTATGGAGGCGTTGGCTAAGGTCGGAGAAAGCCCATTGAATTACTGTCTGTCTTATGCCCGTGGTTTTATGGCTGCCGAGAACAAGAAGGAGTATCTGCACGAATGGGAAGACGGAACAATGCGTCTGAAAGTTAGCGATGGCGAGCAGGTTCATTGATGGAGAGGAATATGGACGAATCAAGAAAGCGGTTTCAGTCGTGGTTTGCTGATGAAATTGTTGGCGCAGATGTAGAGTTTCCTGAATTTGAAGATGGAGAATATGTTGCCGGGGAAATCTATGATGAGCAGTTGTATGTAATGCTTCAGGCTATGTACATGGCTTGGACCGCATCTCGCGCAGCTATCGAAATAAAGCTCGATGACAAAGTGATGGTTGAGGATGAATTCGACAAAGGCCACAACTGCGCAATCGACTATTGCGCTGATGCCATCCGCGCCGCCGGAATCAAAGTGAAGGAGTGATTTATGTGTGTATATCACCTGAAACAATGCTACGGATGCGGAATGCCTCTTCGGTTTAATGGATTCCAGGGTATTCCTGATGTGCCTATGTGTAGTTCTTGTCGGGATAAAGGAATTAAGCCGAGATACGTTTATGTTTATTCCGCCAACAAGATATTGCCGAAGTATGAATACAGCACGGAAATAATGAGGTCAAAAACAAATATCTAACGTGGTATAACGATATGAAAAAACTAACCTTTGAAATTCGATCTCCGGCACATCAGCAAAACGCTATTCACGCGGTACAGCAAATTCTTCCAGACCCAACCAAACCAATCGTAGTAATCATTCAGGAACGCAACCGCAGCTTAGACCAAAACCGGAAACTTTGGGCTTGCCTTGGTGATGTCTCACGTCAGGTTAACTGGCATGGACGATGGCTTGACGCTGAAAGCTGGAAGTGTGTGTTTACCGCGGCATTAAAGCAGCAGGACGTTGTTCCTAACCTTGCCGGGAATGGCTTTGTGGTAATAGGCCAGTCAACCAGCAGGATGCGTGTAAGCGAATTTGCGGAGCTATTAGAGCTTATACAGGCATTCGGTACAGAGCGCGGCGTTAAGTGGTCAGACGAAGCCCGGTTAGCACTGGAATGGAAAGCGAGGTTTGGAGACGCTGCATGAAACACTGCTACCGCTGCGGAGAAAGAAAAGACGATTATCGATTCCGGCCAAATCAACCTTATTGGCACCAATGGTGTATCAGATGTGAGCGGTCGCCAGTAGGTAATTTCCCGCTGCCAGAGACGAAGGAGGACGTATGGCACGACAGCGACGAAGTATCACCGACATAATCTGCGAAAACTGCAAATACCTTCCAACGAAACGCTCCAGAAATAAACCCAAGCCAATCCCAAAAGAATCTGACGTAAAAACCTTCAACTACACGGCTCACTTGTGGGATATCCGGTGGCTAAGACATCGTGCGAGGAAATGACAATGCTTTTAATTCAACCTGGATTTGGCCTGAGCATCAAAAAAGGGCACATGTTTGGACAGAAAGATTCTCAACGGAAAATGCTGTCCATCCGGTTGCCGTTTATCAGTATTTATTGGCTAAACAAAGAAGCAACAAATTATTGGTATGAATGCGCGCGTGCCGCATTTAATGACCCTGACTGGTTTATTGAAAACCATCATGCAGTTCGTCAGGCGAAACGAAAATCCACCATAACAAAAATGAAAGCGTATCGGGACGCTTGGGAAGAACATAGAAATCGATACCAAAAGGACATTGAAAAGCTGGAATCAGAAAACACTGAGCTAAAACGAAGACTAGGGGAAGCGAAAAGGGATATTGATGCCTATAAGCGGCTTGTAGGTGGCGATAGCCATGCTTAGCCCAACTCAAACCATGCAATACCAGAAAGAAAGCGTCGAGCGGGCTTTAACGTGCGCTAACTGCGGTCAGAAGCTGCATGTGCTGGAAGTTCACGTATGTGAGCACTGCTGTGCAGAACTGATGAGCGATCCGAATAGCTCAATGTACGAGGAAGAAGACGATGGCTAAACCAGCGCGAAGACGATGCAAAAACGAAGAATGTAGGGAATGGTTTCACCCTGCATTCGCTAATCAGTGGTGGTGCTCTCCAGAGTGTGGAACCAAGATAGCACTCGAACGACGAAGCAAAGAGCGCGAAAAAGCAGAAAAAGCAGCAGAGAAGAAACGACGACGAGAGGAGCAAAAACAGAAAGATAAACTGAAGATTCGAAAACTCGCCTTAAAGCCTCGCAGTTACTGGATTAAACAAGCCCAACAAGCCGTAAACGCCTTCATCAGAGAAAGAGACCTCGACTTACCATGTATCTCGTGCGGAACGCTCACGTCTGCTCAGTGGGATGCCGGACATTACCGGACAACTGCCGCGGCACCTCAACTCCGATTTGATGAACGCAATATTCACAAGCAATGCGTGGTGTGCAACCAGCACAAAAGCGGAAATCTCGTTCCGTATCGCGTCGAACTGATTAACCGCATCGGGAAGGAAGCAGTAGACGAAATCGAATCAAACCATAACCGCCATCGCTGGGCTATCGAAGAATGCAAAGCGATTAAGGCGGAGTATCAGCAGAAACTTAAAGACCTGTGTGAAAGCAGAAGTGAGGCAGCATGAGCAAAATCCAATACCCAATGACCACCGCGGCAATTTTCGATGATGTTGTCTATCCGCTGCATTTCGACAATGCCGGCAAGGTCAGGCAAGAAATGGAAGGCGCTGTTAACTGGTTCTGCAGGTGGCGCAACGAAGAGAAAGCCGTTGTGAAAGCGAGATTGTTGGTCAGTTGCTGGGGTCAATATCTGAGTCATGAGCAGGTTATCCGGGAGGCCGCATGACACACACTATCAAAACCATTCCAGACATGCTCATAGAGACATATGGAAACCAGACAGAAGTCGCTCGGCGCTTATCGTGCCACCGCAACACAGTCAGGCGTTATCTGTACGACAAAGAAGCCAGGCATCACGCCATCGTTAACGGCGTTTTAATGATTCATCAGGGCGGGAGAGGTATTTATGGCCGTAACCAGCATTAACCAGGCGAAACAGCAACGTGAACGTGACGAAGCTGAATTACGCAGTATCAGAGAGATGACGGAGCAACACCAGAAGGCGATGGATTATCTGCATGAGCGAGAGCGCGAACTGGTGAACCGGCTTGGATTGAACAAGCCGTCGGGAGGCAATGCTGCATGAATTTGGAAAACACTGTGAAATTCCACTCTCCGAAGTCTCCTCAACTATCAGATTCACCGAGAGCAACGGCATCAGACTCACTGACTAATACCGATGTGATGGCAGCATTTGGTATGGTTCAAAGTCGCGCTCCGCTCGGGTTCAGTGCTTTCAGCGGCAAAATGAACCTGAGCGATAACGACAAACGGAAGGCAATTCAGTTACTGGTACAGCATGGTATGAAGCATTGCGACAAGGTGGCTGCCTTACGCAAACTTGATACCAATGTTAAAGGGAAAGTAGTGCAAACGCTCGCAACTTTCGCGTATCAGGATTACTGCCGATCGGCGGCTAGTAATGTCATGTGTTCTTGCTGCAATGGGCGCGGAGTCTTAAGGAAAAAGGAGAGAATCGTTAAGCATCCCGGGTGTGGTGAGAAAACTCCTGCAAGGACGGCTGTGGAGGTAACGGAATCACTATGCACTAAATGCAATGGCGCAGGTGTTGTATCTACATCTTGCGTTAAATGCCGCGGGCGTGGCGTAGCGCTGGACAGGAAGAAATCAGAACTACAGGGCGTTCCAGTTTATTCATCCTGCAAGCAGTGCTCAGGGCGTGGGTATGAGCGCATACCCGCGGCTTCATGCTTTCGTGCAATATGTCAGTTCACCGATGCAATTTCACCAGGCGTATGGGATAAGGCTATTAAGCCATTCTATGAGTCATTAATTAGCAAGGTTGAAATGGAGGAGTCTGCTGCAAATGTAGTTTTATCGAAAGTTACCAGCTAAGTTTTATTCCGATAACGATTGCATCTTGCAAAATGACGAAAAGTAGAATATCATAACCCTAACAGTAGAAATCCGTCCTTTGTTAAGGTGGATTTAAAAAAAGCCCTGCAATGATGCGGGGCTTTTTGCGTTTTAAACACGACATTTCTGAAAGCGCCCTATCACCAATCACCAGAACACATCCAGATACCCTTGCTCATTCGTGGCGACGGGGTAGGGCGTTTTACACAAAAGAAAACCCAGCATTGAGCTGGGCTTCGTGAAGATGGGTGGCAAGAGACTGTTGACGCAGCCTCCTGCCTGATTTGCTCATGCCTTTAGTCACGAACAAACCACGTTACTAATCACTGTATCCTGGATTTGTTCTTTCCAATATCAACCAATTCATAACATTGAACAAATCCTCACGGTCGTGAGGTAAGACATGAAAAAGATGCCAGAAAAACATGATCTGTTAACCGCCATGATGGCGGCAAAGGAACAGGGCATCGGGGCCATCCTTGCGTTTGCAATGGCGTACCTTCGCGGTCGGTATAATGGCGGTGCGTTTAAGAAAACACTAATAGACGCAACGATGTGCGCCATTATCGCCTGGTTCATTCGTGACCTTTTAGTCTTCGCCGGACTGAGTAGCAATCTTGCTTACATAGCGAGTGTATTTATCGGCTACATCGGCACAGACTCGATTGGTTCGCTAATCAAACGCTTCGCTGCTAAAAAAGCCGGAGTCGATGATGCAAATCAGCAGTAACGGAATCACCAGATTAAAACGCGAAGAGGGCGAGAGACTAAAAGCCTATCCAGATAGCAGGGGGATACCAACCATTGGGGTTGGACATACCGGAAAAGTGGATGGTAATCCTGTCGTATCAGGGATGACAATCACATCCGAAAAATCGTCTGAACTGCTTAAAGAGGATTTGCAGTGGGTTGAAGATGCGATAAGTAGTCTTGTTCGCGTCACGCTGAATCAGAACCAGTATGATGCACTATGTAGTCTTATATTCAATATAGGTAAATCAGCATTTGCTGGCTCTACCGTTCTGCGCCAGTTGAATTTAAAGAATTACCAGGCAGCAGCAGATGCTTTCCTGCTATGGAAAAAAGCTGGTAAAGACCCTGATATTCTCCTTCCACGGAGGCGGCGAGAAAGATCGCTGTTCCTGTCATGATGTTCAACTGGAAAACGATGTTTGTTGGCCTGTTGCTCGTCTCTCTAATTGTTTCCGGTAGGCTGGCAAATCATTACCGTGATAACGCCATCGCCTACAAAGAACAGCGCGATACCGCCACCCATAAATTGAAACTGGCGAATGAGACGATTGACGACATGACGAAGCGCCAGCGTGACGTTGCTGCCATCGATGCCAGATACACGAAGGAGTTAGCTGATGCGAAAGCTGAAAATGATGCTCTTCGGCGCAAGCTTGATAATGGTGGTCGGGTGCTCGTCAAAGGAAAATGCCCTGTGTCATCCTCAGCCGAAACCTCCAGCGCCTCCGGCATGGGCAATGATGCCACCGTCGAACTCTCTCCAGTTGCTGGACGAAACGTTCTCGGTATCCGGGACGGAATTATCCGCGACCAAACAGCACTGAGAACGCTTCAGGAGTACATCAGGACGCAATGCCTGAAGTAATTTCCATCACATAGAAATTTAACAAGTGACTTTCAGGAAAATGCCTCGCATTTGCGGGGCTTTTTTACATCTGCAGTAAACCGCGCATCGCAGCGCGTAACAATCCCGAGTCTTTCAGAAAGCTGAGCCTGAGAACTGCCGTATATGGTGGCGACCATCTCGGGGCGGCTTTTCTGTGCGAACAGGCTCATCTTTCTAAAAGGTAAGACGCTATGAATATCGTTCCACTAAATTACAAAGGCGAACCTATCCGCTTCAATACTGATGGCTGGATTAATGCCACTGATATTGCAAAACGTTTCGGGAAGCGTCTGGATCACTGGTTGTCCAACACTGAAACTCTCGAATACGTTAGAGCTCTGGATGAGGTTTATTCAGGTGAGCCATCGAAAATTCTACATACCCGTGATTCCGGGTATGTAAAAACAAGCAAGGCACGAAAGGACAGGGGCGGCGGAACATGGCTGCATCCAAAGTTATCAGTTGCCTTTGCAAGATGGTGCGATCCGAAATTCTCCGTATGGTGCGACCTGCACATTGATAGTCTGCTTCGCGGTGAACTGACTGAGCAGCAGAAATATGAGCAAGCATGTCGCATTCGCGATGACCGGAAATCAAAAGCCAGCAATGGGGCAAGAGAGATGGCTCGCTGGCGATGGGATAAGCCGGTTATTGAAGCAAATGTTGAGTACTGGCGCGAGCAACTGCAGTTGACTCTCGATATCGCGTGCTGATGGCAAACGCAAAACTGCGTTATCGGAAAAATCAAAGCATTACGAGAGCTGAGCAACAGCTATCCATTACAAAGCCCATCTACGGGTGGGCTTGATAATGAAACCGGAATTTATTCTGGGTAACCAGTTACAGCAGTACCACGAAACAACCCAAGCCAGTAAGTGGGGAAATAACACTGGCAGCCACTGAAAGATGAACCTCCTGCCTTATGGCAAAAAAGATTCTTTGTGGTGGCGGACTGATGGAAAGACATCGGTTATTGCAGAGGCCATTCAATGAGTGGTCTAGACAATGGCTTATCCCAACAACCGGAGCCAACACAATGGCAGAGATTACAGCATTGACAGAATTACAGCAGATGAACCTCGATATCCTCCGTTTAGTTCAAAGCGATACCGCAGCAGCAGAGAAAGCGATCGCATTCGTTGCTGGAAGTAAGCTGAACTTCGAACTGTTCAAAGACCAACTGGTTTTGGCGCAGGGTGAAGGAACGGCATTAGCTCGCGCAGAAAAGGCTATTCGTGAGGCAAAAGAAGCGTTAGACCTGTTCACTGCCGGAGTATAATCATGGCAAATCCAAATTTCACGCCATCGTGGCCTCTCTACAAAGATGCTGACGGTGCATATGTGTCTGCTCTTCCGATTAAAGCTATCAAATACGCTAATGACGGAAGTGCAAGCGCAGAATTCGATGGTCCGTATGCTGACCAGTACATGTCAGCGCAAACAGTGGCCGTATTCAAGCCGGAGGTCGGTGGATATCTGTTCCGAAGCCAGTACGGCGAGCTGCTCTATATGAGCAAGACAGCATTTGAAGCTAAGTACACTTCCGCAAGCGGTTCAGTAACGAATGCAGATACGGCGGATAAGTTGTCAACGGCCCGTACTATCACACTAACCGGCGCTGTCACAGGTTCAACGTCATTTGATGGTTCGGCTAACGTGACTATCGCAACTACCCAAGGAAGCTAACTTATGGCAGCACCAAAGGGCAACCGATTCTGGGAGGCCCGCAGTAGCCATGGGCGTAACCCGAAATTCGAGTCGCCTGAGGCGCTGTGGGCTGCTTGTTGTGAATACTTCGAATGGGTGGAAGCTAACCCACTATGGGAGATGAAGGCGTTCTCATATCAGGGTGAGGTGACACAAGAGCCAATCGCCAAGATGCGAGCAATGACCATCACTGGCCTGACTCTATTCCTCGATGTGACGCTTGAAACATGGCGCACATATCGAATGCGAGAAGATTTATCTGAGGTCGTTACGCGAGCAGAGCAAATCATCTACGACCAAAAATTCTCCGGCGCAGCCGCTGACCTTCTCAACGCTAACATCATCGCCCGAGATTTGGGCCTCAAAGAGCAGTCGCAAGTTGAAGACGTGACACCTGATAAGGGAGATCGCGATAAGCGCCGCTCTCGTATCAAGGAGCTATTCAACCGTGGAACTGGACGCGATTCTTGATAGCCTGAGCGACGAAGAGCAAATCGAATTGCTCGAGCTACTCGAAGAAGAAGAGAACTACCGAAATACACACCTGCTATATGAATTTACGCCATACAGCAAACAGCGTGAGTTCATCGATGCCGGGCATGACTATCCAGAGCGATGTTTTATGGCTGGTAACCAGCTTGGTAAGTCATTTACTGGTGCTGCTGAAGTCGCGTTTCACCTTACCGGGCGTTATCCGGGAACAAAAGGCTATCCGGCTGATGGTAAATATGGCGGAGAGTGGAAAGGTAAGCGTTTCTATGAGCCAGTTGTCTTCTGGATTGGCGGTGAAACAAACGAGACTGTAACCAAAACGACTCAACGAATCCTGTGCGGGCGTATCGAAGAGAATGATGAACCCGGCTACGGATCAATCCCGAAAGAGGACATCATTAGTTGGAAGAAGTCACCATTCTTCCCTAATCTTGTTGATCACCTTCTTGTTAAGCACCACACGCCAGAAGGCGTCGAAGATGGCATCTCAATATGCTACTTCAAGCCTTACTCACAGGGCCGCGCCCGCTGGCAGGGCGACACAATTCACGGCGTCTGGTTTGACGAAGAGCCGCCATATAGCATCTATGGCGAAGGTCTTACCCGTACCAACAAATACGGGCAATTCTCTATTCTGACGTTTACCCCGCTGATGGGGATGTCTGACGTTGTCACCAAGTTCCTGAAGAATCCCAGCAAGTCTCAGAAAGTGGTCAACATGACCATCTATGATGCTGAGCACTACACCGACGAGCAGAAAGAGCAAATCATAGCATCCTATCCTGAGCATGAGAGAGAGGCACGTGCTCGTGGTATTCCTACGATGGGTAGCGGGCGAATCTTCCAGATACCAGAAGAGACGATTAAGTGCCAGCCGTTTGAGTGCCCCGATCACTTCTATGTTATCGACGCTCAGGACTTCGGATGGAACCACCCGCAAGCTCACATTCAGCTTTGGTGGGACAAAGACGCAGATGTTTTCTATCTGGCGCGTGTGTGGAAGAAATCAGAGAACACCGCAGTTCAGGCATGGGGTGCTGTTAAGTCGTGGGCTAACAAAATACCTGTCGCGTGGCCTCATGACGGTCACCAACACGAAAAGGGCGGTGGTGAGCAACTTAAAACCCAATATGCGGACGCCGGGTTCTCTATGCTTCCCGAACACGCAACGTTCCCGGATGGCGGTAACTCAGTAGAGTCAGGCATTAGTGAACTTCGTGACCTGATGCTTGAAGGAAGATTCAAAGTATTCAACACATGCGAACCATTTTTTGAAGAGTTCCGTCTATATCATCGCGACGAGAACGGCAAGATTGTCAAGACCAACGATGATGTGCTCGATGCTACTCGCTACGGCTACATGATGCGCCGCTTCGCCAGGATGATGCGCGATATCAGAAAGCCGAAAGAAAAGAAAATCCCCGCACCTATTAGACCAGTACGCAGAGGACGATAATGGCCGACAATGAAAACAGGCTGGAGAGCATCCTGTCGCGCTTTGATGCGGACTGGACAGCCAGCGATGAAGCCAGAAGGGAGGCCAAGAATGATCTCTTCTTCTCCCGCGTATCTCAGTGGGATGACTGGCTATCACAATACACAACCCTACAATATCGCGGGCAGTTCGATGTGGTACGTCCTGTGGTGCGCAAACTCGTTTCTGAGATGCGTCAGAACCCTATTGATGTTCTGTATCGCCCCAAGGATGGAGCAAGTCCTGACGCTGCTGATGTGCTAATGGGCATGTATCGCACAGACATGCGACACAATACGGCAAAAATCGCGGTCAACGTCGCTGTTCGTGAGCAGATTGAATCTGGCGTAGGTGCGTGGCGTCTGGTCACTGACTACGAAGATCAAAGTCCGACGAGCAACAATCAGGTTATCCGTCGAGAGCCTATCCATAGTGCCTGCTCCCATGTTATCTGGGACAGCAACAGCAAACTGATGGACAAGTCTGACGCCCGTCACTGCACAGTTATCCACTCAATGAGCCAGAATGGTTGGGAAGGTTTCGCAGAAAAATACGACCTCGATGCGGATGATATTCCATCATTCCAGAACCCAAACGATTGGGTATTTCCATGGCTGACGCAGGACACAATTCAGATCGCTGAGTTTTACGAAGTGGTCGAGAAGAAAGAGACGGCGTTTATCTACCAAGACCCGGTTACGGGTGAGCCGGTAAGCTACTTTAAGCGCGATATTAAAGACGTCATCGACGACCTGGCTGATAGTGGATTTATCAAAATTGCAGAGCGCCAGATTAAGCGTCGCCGGGTATACAAATCGATTATCACCTGCACTGCTGTACTCAAAGACAAGCAGCTCATTGCTGGCGAACATATCCCAATTGTTCCGGTATTCGGAGAGTGGGGCTTCGTTGAAGATAAAGAAGTGTATGAGGGTGTCGTCCGCCTGACAAAAGACGGTCAGCGTCTGCGCAACATGATTATGTCGTTCAACGCCGACATCGTGGCCCGTACTCCGAAGAAGAAGCCGTTCTTCTGGCCTGAACAGATTGCAGGCTTTGAGCATATGTATGACGGTAACGACGATTACCCGTATTACCTGCTCAATCGCACGGATGAGAACAACGGAGAAATGCCAACTCAGCCGCTGGCATATTACGAAAACCCGGAGGTCCCGCAAGCCAACGCCTACATGCTGGAAGCAGCCACCGCGGCAGTGAAAGAAGTCGCGACGCTAGGTGTTGATGCAGAGGCGGTAAACGGTGGACAGGTAGCCTACGACACTGTTAACCAGCTAAACATGCGCGCTGACCTTGAGACATACGTGTTTCAGGATAATCTGGCTACCGCTATGCGCCGTGACGGTGAGATTTACCAGTCGATAGTTAATGACATCTACGATGTTCCTCGCAACGTGACAATCACCCTTGAGGATGGCAGTGAAAAAGAGGTTCAGCTAATGGCTGAGGTTGTTGACCTTGCCACTGGTGAGCGGCAGGTACTGAACGATATCAGGGGGCGCTATGAATGCTACACGGATGTTGGACCATCATTCCAGTCCATGAAGCAGCAAAACCGCGCAGAAATTCTTGAGTTGCTCGGCAAGACGCCACAGGGAACGCCAGAATATCAACTGCTGTTGCTTCAGTACTTCACCCTGCTTGATGGTAAAGGTGTCGAGATGATGCGTGACTATGCCAATAAGCAGCTTATTCAGATGGGCGTTAAGAAGCCGGAAACACCTGAAGAGCAGCAATGGTTTGTCGAAGCGCAGCAGGCCAAACAAGGACAGCAAGACCCGGCAATGGTTCAGGCGCAGGGTGTGCTGTTGCAAGGTCAGGCTGAACTGGCTAAAGCGCAGAATCAGACGCTATCTCTTCAAATCGACGCGGCTAAAGTCGAAGCTCAAAACCAACTTAACGCTGCGAAAATCGCAGAAATATTCAACAACATGGACCTCAGTAAACAATCTGAGTTTAGAGAGTTCCTCAAAACCGTTGCTTCATTCCAGCAGGACCGCAGCGAAGACGCTCGCGCAAATGCTGAGTTACTCCTTAAAGGCAATGAACAGACGCACAAGCAGCGAATGGACATTGCCAATATCCTGCAATCGCAGAGACAAAATCAACCTTCCGGCAGTGTAGCCGAGACACCTCAATAAGAGAGAGTTAATCATGGAACCAACCACCGAAATTCAGGCAACTGAAGACTTAACCCTGTCCGGCGATTATGCAGCGGCATCTGCTGATAGCTTAGTTGTCGATAATGCCAACGACAATGCAGGTCAGGAAGAGGGCTTTGAGATTGTCCTGAAGGGCGATGAGACAGCACCAAAACAAGACCCGGCAAAGAACGCAGAATTCGCCCGCCGCCGCATCGAGCGCAAACGACAGCGCGAGCTTGAGCAGCAGATGGAGGCAGTTAAACGCGGAGAATTGCCGGAGAGTTTACGGGTAAACCCTGACCTTCCTCCTCAGCCAGACATTAACGCCTATCTGTCAGAAGAAGGCCTGGCTAAATATGACTACGACAACAGCCGTGCGCTTGCCGCTTTCAATGCTGCTAATACCGAATGGCTAATGAAAGCGCAGGACGCCCGCAGCAATGCCGTAGCAGAACAGGGCCGCAAGACTCAGGAGTTTACCCAGCAATCAGCGCAATACGTCGAAGCTGCCCGCAAACACTATGACGCGGCGGAAAAGCTCAACATCCCTGACTATCAGGAGAAAGAAGACGCATTTATGCAACTGGTTCCGCCTGCGGTTGGGGCAGACATTATGCGCCTGTTCCCGGAAAAGTCCGCCGCGATCATGTATCACCTGGGGGCAAACCCGGAGAAAGCCCGCCAGTTACTGGCGATGGATGGGCAGTCCGCGCTGATTGAACTCACTCGACTATCCGAACGCTTAACTCTCAAGCCTCGCGGTAAAAAAATCTCTTCCGCTCCCCCTGCTGACCAGCCGATTACCGGTGATGTCAGCGCAGCAAATAAAGATGCCATTCGTAAACAAATGGATGCTGCTGCGAGCAAGGGAGATGTGGAAACCTACCGCAAGCTAAAGGCAAAACTTAAAGGAATCCGATAATGGCTTTGAACGAAGGTCAAATTGTTACACTGGCGGTAGATGAAATCATCGAAACCATCTCCGCAATCACTCCAATGGCGCAGAAAGCCAAGAAATACACCCAGCCTGCTGATTCTATGCAGCGCTCCAGCAATACCATCTGGATGCCTGTAGAGCAAGAGTCACCCACTCAGGAGGGCTGGGATTTAACTGATAAAGCGACAGGGTTACTGGAACTTAACGTCGCGGTAAACATGGGAGAGCCGGATAACGACTTCTTCCAGTTGCGTGCTGATGACTTGCGAGACGAAACTGCGTATCGTCGCCGCATCCAGTCTGCCGCTCGCAAGCTGGCGAACAACGTTGAGTTGAAAGTCGCAAACATGGCCGCCGAGATGGGTTCGCTGGTTATCACCTCCCCTGATGCCATCGGCACTAATACCGCAGACGCCTGGAACTTTGTGGCCGACGCAGAAGAAATCATGTTCTCCCGCGAACTTAACCGCGACATGGGGACATCGTACTTCTTCAACCCTCAGGACTACAAAAAAGCGGGTTACGACCTGACCAAGCGTGACATCTTCGGGCGTATTCCTGAAGAAGCATACCGAGATGGCACCATACAGCGTCAGGTCGCTGGCTTCGATGATGTCCTGCGCTCTCCGAAACTTCCTGTGCTGACCAAATCCACCGCAACTGGCATCACTGTATCCGGTGCGCAGTCCTTCAAGCCTGTCGCATGGCAACTGGATAACGATGGCAACAAAGTTAACGTTGATAACCGTTTTGCTACCGTCACCCTGTCTGCAACTACCGGCATGAAACGCGGCGACAAAATTTCGTTTGCTGGCGTTAAGTTCCTTGGTCAGATGGCTAAGAACGTACTGGCTCAGGATGCGACTTTCTCCGTAGTCCGCGTTGTTGACGGTACTCATGTTGAAATCACGCCGAAGCCGGTAGCGCTGGATGATGTTTCCCTGTCTCCGGAGCAGCGTGCCTACGCCAACGTTAACACCTCGCTGGCTGATGCAATGGCAGTGAACATTCTGAACGTTAAAGACGCTCGCACTAATGTGTTCTGGGCTGACGATGCTATTCGTATCGTGTCTCAGCCTATTCCGGCTAACCACGAATTGTTTGCAGGTATGAAAACTACCTCTTTCAGCATCCCAGACGTGGGACTCAACGGCATTTTCGCTACGCAGGGGGATATTTCCACCCTGTCCGGACTGTGCCGTATCGCGCTGTGGTATGGCGTAAACGCGACACGCCCGGAAGCAATCGGTGTTGGCCTGCCTGGTCAGACTGCGTAACTAACAGGGGCTTCGGCCCCTTTTTTATTTGAGGTGACATATGGGCGTAATGCTATATAAGCAGGGTCGTGGAACGAAGGTATGGGGCAAGGAAGTTCAGGCTAAAGTTGTCGATGACGGCGACGTAGAAGATCACCTTGCCGATGGTTGGGTTAAGCATCCAAATGAGGTGCAGGAGACTAATGACGATCCAATCGGCGAGTCAGGCGTGGTCAAGAAAGACATGGGTGAAGTATCTGATGGATACCACACCTTTAACGAACTATATGCACATCGAGTGCGTCTGTTTTCAACACTAATGAATGCCTTCCGCGAAAGCGCATGGTGGAGCTTCCAGCATCATGACGGCGAGCAATGGGATGGATGGGTGTTAGCTGGCATCGACACCCCAGAAGGCGCGGTAACATACCACCTCCCAGAGAGTGAAATTGAACATCTGCCTAAAGGCACGGAAATTGAGTTTGGCAAGGAATGGGACGGCCACACGGCAGATGATGTGTTAAATCGTCTGCTAAGCCTGCGACCGAAAGAGCCGGCAACCAAAGAACGCAAAAAGCCAGGACCAAAGCCTAAGGCGGAAAGCGATGCAGATAAAGACTAAAGGCGATCTGGTCAGGGCGGCGCTGCGTAAGCTTGGTGTAGCATCAGATGCAACTCTCACTGATATCGAACCTCAGTCTATGCAGGATGCTGTTGACGACCTTGAAGCGATGATGGCTGAGTGGTATCAGGACGGAAAGGGCATCATCACCGGCTATGTATTCTCAGATGATGACAATCCTCCCGCTGAAGGTGATGATCACGGTCTTCGCTCAAGCGCAGTCAGCGCAGTATTCCACAATCTGGCCTGCAGAATCGCTCCGGATTATGCGCTTGAGGCTACCGCCAAAATTATCGCAACCGCTAAATATGGGAAGGAACTTCTCTATAAGCAGACTGCCATCGCCAGAGCTAAACGAGCGCCTTACCCGTCACGCATGCCGACAGGCAGTGGAAACAGTTTCGCCAATCTGAACGAATGGCATTATTTCCCCGGAGAGCAGAATGCCGATTCAACAACTCCCCATGATGAAGGGAATGGGTAAAGACTTCAAGAACGCCGATTATATCGACTATCTGCCAGTGAATATGCTGGCAACACCCAAAGAAATCCTTAACAGCAGCGGCTATCTCCGCTCATTCCCTGGCATTACCAAACGTTATGATATGAACGGAGTATCGCGTGGAGTTGAGTACAACACCGCTCAGAATGCTGTTTATCGTGTTTGTGGTGGCAAGCTCTACAAAGGAGAAAGCGAAGTTGGTGATGTTGCCGGAAGTGGTCGCGTATCAATGGCACATGGACGCACATCACAGGCGGTAGGTGTTAATGGTCAACTGGTAGAGTATCGTTATGATGGCACGGTTAAAACCGTCTCAAACTGGCCTACAGACAGCGGATTCACACAGTATGAGTTAGGTTCGGTTCGTGACATTACGCGCTTACGCGGGCGTTATGCGTGGTCAAAAGACGGAACCGATTCATGGTTTATCACAGACCTTGAAGATGAGTCTCACCCTGACCGATACAGTGCAGAATATCGCGCAGAATCGCAGCCAGACGGCATCATTGGCATCGGTTCATGGCGTGACTTCATCGTCTGCTTTGGTTCGTCAACGATTGAATATTTCTCCCTGACAGGCGCAACCACCGCTGGCGCTGCGTTGTATGTCGCACAGCCATCGTTGATGGTACAGAAGGGCATTGCCGGAACATACTGTAAAACGCCATTCGCTGATTCATATGCATTCATCAGTCACCAGGCTACTGGCGCACCTTCCGTCTACATCATCGGGTCAGGGCAGGCTTCACCAATTGCGACCGCCAGTATTGAGAAGATTATCCGCTCATACACCGCTGAAGAACTTGCGACGGGTGTGATGGAGACTTTGCGCTTCGATTCTCATGAGCTTCTGATTATTCATCTCCCTCGCCATGTTCTGGTTTACGACGCATCGTCCAGCCAGAACGGACCTCAGTGGTGTGTGCTGAAAACCGGGCTTTACGATGATGTATATCGTGCCATCGACTTCATGTACGAAGGCAACCAGATAACGTGCGGCGACAAATCAGAAGCTGTGATCGGACAATTGCAATTCGACATCAGCAGCCAGTACGACAAACAACAAGAACACCTACTGTTTACGCCCCTTTTCAAAGCAGATAACGCCAGATGCTTCGATCTGGAAGTTGAATCCTCGACAGGCGTTGCGCAGTACGCTGACCGACTGTTCCTGTCTGCAACAACAGACGGAATCAACTATGGTCGAGAGCAGATGATTGAACAAAATGAGCCGTTTGTGTACGACAAGCGTGTTATCTGGAAACGTGTTGGGCGCATTCGTCGATTAATCGGATTCAAACTGCGTGTAATCACCAAATCACCAGTAACACTATCCGGGTGTCAAATTCGTCTGGAGTAAAATATGGCAGACCCGTCACTTAATAATCCTGTCATTATTCAGGCCACTCGTCTGGATGCCTCAATCCTCCCACGCAACGTCTTCAGCCGGTCTTATCTGCTCTACGTAATCGCGCAGGGGGCTGACGTTGGTGCTATTGCGGGAAAGGCAAACGAAGCTGGACAGGGTGCTTATGACGCACAGGTAAAAAATGATGAGCAGGATGTAGAGCTTGCAGACCATGAAGCAAGAATTAAGCAACTGCGCATCGATGTAGATGATCACGAAAGTCGCATTACTGCGAACACTAAGGCAATTACTGCGCTGAATGTCAGGGTAACTACCGCTGAAGGAGAAATTGCCTCCTTGCAGACTAATGTTAGTGCTCTTGATGGCAGGGTTACGACTGCCGAGAACAATATTTCGGCATTGCAGGCTGACTACGTATCTAAAACCGCCACTACATCTCAATCGCTGGCTTCACCCATCGACGTGACAACGTCATATTCAGTCGGCGGAAAGAAGGTTGTCGGCGCTCGCCAGACTGGATGGACCGCGGCAACAGGTACGGCGAATAAAGGCGTATTCGATGCTGACCTGACATTCGCCGTTAGCGATACTTACACGCAATCTGAAATCCAGGCTATAGCCAATGCTCTAATTACTGAGCGTCGGCGCACTAAGGCTTTGGAAGACGCCTTGCGTGCACATGGGTTGATTGATTAATGATTACATTCACTCCAACACGCAACATCGACCTGATAGAAATGGTTGGCAACCACCCCGACATCATTGCCGGAAGCAACAACAGTGACGGATACGACTACAAGCCTGAGTGTCGTTACTTTGAAGTGAACGTACATGGTCAGTTCGGTGGCATCGTGTATTACAACGAGATTCAGCCGCTGACCTTTGACTGCCACGCCATGTACCTGCCTGAGATTCGCGGATTCAGTAAGGAAATCGGACTGGCGTTCTGGCGATATATTCTCACCAATACCACCGTTCAGTGCGTTACATCATTTGCTGCACGCAAATTTCGCCACGGTCAGATGTACTGCGCAATGATTGGCCTTAAGCGTGTAGGAACCATCAAGAAATACTTCAAAGGCGTGGATGACGTGACGTTTTACAGCGCCACACGCGAAGAACTAATCGACTTCCTGAATCACGGGAGATAAACATGTTATATGCATTTAAGCTGGGCAGAAAACTGCGCGGCGAGGAGCCTTATTGCGCTGAAAAAGGCGGAAAAGGTGGCTCATCAAGCAGCGGAGCAAAAGAGGCCGCAAGAGCAACACAGTACGCCGCAGACCTGCAAAACCAACAATTCAATCGTGTGATGGAGCAGTTGGCACCTTACGCCGCCGCAGGTTTGCCGGCTCTCCAGCAGATTCAGCAGCTATCAACACTGGAAGGTCAGAACAGTGCTCTCAATCAGTATTACAACTCAGAACAGTATAAACAATTGGCTGATCAGGCTCGCTATCAAAGCCTGAATGCAGCGGAAGCCACCGGAGGTCTTGGCTCTACAGCAACATCAAACCAAATTGCATCCATTGCACCAACGCTCGGGCAGAACTGGTTGTCAGGGCAGATGCAAAACTATGGCAACCTGTTAAACGTTGGTCAGTCTGCGGCAGCAGGCCAGGCATCGGCAGGACAGAACTATGCAAATAACGCAGGTAATCTTGCGCAACAGATGGCGGCGATCCGCTCTCAGGGTTCTGGTCAATCCACGCTTGGAAGTGCCATTAGCGGAGGTACGAGTGGTGCGCTTGCAGGTGCTGGTATTGCAAGCCTGTTAGGCACTTCCACGCCATGGGGCGCTGGTATCGGTGCTGGTATCGGATTGCTTGGCTCACTCTTCTAAGGAGTTATCGTGGCTACATTTCAACTTGCTGGTTTGCCGTCAATGCAGGTGGCAAACCAAAACGCGCCCGGGCAGCCATCACTATCAAACTACGACTTTAGCCAGCGCCCAAACGTTGGAGTTCAACTTGCTCAGGGTCTTGGTGCAGTTGGTCAGGCAATGAGGCTTTCTGACTTTCAAAAAGCTTTCGGTCAGGCTTATGCGGCAGGTGATCGGGACGCCTTGCGTCAACTTGCAGCCACCAATCCAGACCAGATTGAAACAATTCGTCAGGGCATGGGCTTTGTTGATGCTGACAGAAATCAGGCGATGGGCGATATGTCTGCACGATTGAATATTGCCTCCGCTCAGGGGCCTGAAGCGGTGATGCGAGAGCTTGCCACTCACCAGAATACACTGCAGCAAATTGGCGTATCTCCTGAACAGGCGTGGCAGACATATCAACAAAGCCCTGAAGGCTTCACGCAGTTAACAGACCTTATTGGGATGCACGCGGTAGGACCAGAAAAGTATTTTGATATTCAGGACAAGTTGACAGGTCGCGAGATTGATCGAGGTCGACTTGCTGAAACAATCCGCAGCAATAAAGCAGGGGAAGGACTTCAGGCTCGCGGGCAAAAAATTACTATGCGCGGACAAGACATGTCAGCCTTTACAGCCCGCCGCGGTCAGGATTTGGCAATGCAAAGGGCAAACGCCAGAACGATATCAGGAGTTGAGGGGAATCGGGTCGTTCAGCTTGCAGATGGTAGAACAGTCAACATTGACGGAAAACTTCACGGCGCAGGGGCTAATGCATTTTACGAAGGTATTGACGATAACGGCAATATGGTTCGTGTCCCGGCAAGTGCTATTGCAGCGCCTCCAACGTCTGCAGCAAGCGCACAGAACTACGCGATGAAGAAAGACATTGACGCAATCGCAAATGCAGATGCTTCTGCTCTCGATTTCATGACTGGCATGACTGGCGGAGCAGGAAATCCGGCAATTGGTGCAGATGTTCGCAGCCGACTCACAGGCAAAGAACAGCGACAGTTATATAACTCCGCACAACGTATTCAGGGAAGAATGCAGAATCAGGGCGTGGCAGCAGCAAGAGATATGGGTGCTAGCGGTATCAACACCATTGCAGAAGCGAAGATGTATTTTCAGGGGATGCCGCAGGTTGACTACTCAAGCCCGAAGGCTATGCAGCAGTCTATTCGTGAGATTCAGGAATACACCAACAATTACAACCAGCAGTACAATGTTGATGTTGGTAAATCGCAGTATCAGCAATCCCAACCTGTACAGAAATCACAGCCTGCATACAACAGCAACTTTTCTTCACTATGGGGTGATTAATGGCTAAGGCATGGAAAGACGTTATTGCCTCTCAGCAATATCAGGCATTGGCACCAGAACAGAAGGCGCAGGCTCAGGAGCAATACTTCAATGAAGTGGTTGCACCTCAGGCAGGCGATCAGGCTGAGCAGGCTAAACAGGCTTTCTATGCTGCGTATCCGGTGCCGTCAGCAGAGCCTCAACAGGCACCGCAGGAAGCACAGCCACAAGATCGGGGGGGCTTCCTTTCTGACATCGTGAGCGCGGCAGCAGAAACAGGACGCGGAATGCTTCAGGCTGGAGTGAACCTGGCAAATATTCCTGCATCGATGGCTGATGCGGTTGCCAGCGCCGGCGCGTGGGCTGGCAAGCAACTAGGGTTAGGCGACGGAACTTATCAGCCCGCTCCTCGTGTTACTACTGAGGGGATTGCTCAAGATTTTGGTCTTCAGCAGGGAGCGCTAACCCCGCAAACAACAGAAGGGAAAATCTTCTCAGAAGCATTGCCCTATCTAACTCCGGTAGGAGCTGAACGTATTGCGGCGCAGGCTCCAACCATTGCCGGGAGAGTTGCACAAGGAGCATCTCGCTTGCTGGCAGAAAACGCAGTTGGATCTATGGCTGCAAATAGTGTGCAGGACAACCCTGAGGAACTCGCCACTGACCTCGGAACTGGTGTTGTACTTGGTGGGGCGATTAACCAGTTAGGTCGTGCCGCCGGCGCTGTATATCGTGGTGTGCGTGGTGCAATCTCTCCTGAAGCACAACAGGCAATCCGATTTGCTAACTCCGCAGATGTGCCATTGCACACAACCGATGTTTTGCCGCCAAACTCACGAGTCGGGCGCATGGCTCAAACAACGGCTGAAAACATCCCATTTGCCGGGACAAGTTCAATGCGAGCTAATCAGCAAGAAGCTCGCAGTCAGTTGGTAGATGAATTTGCATCACGGTTTGGTGAGTATGATCCGTCAATTGTTATTGGCAGCCTGAAGGCAAAAACATCAGGAATTCGGAAAGCAGCAGGGAACCGTCTTGAGCAAGTTCAGAGCGCAATGACAGGAGTCAACATTCAGCCAACGCGAGCAATTCAGCAGATAGATGATGAGATTGGAAAACTGCAAAAATTAGGGCAAGTTGCCGACACGGATACAATTAGCAAACTTCAGGCATACAGGAATGAATTGGCTAAAGGTGATGTTAACCTGGAACAGTTAAGCAGACTGAGAACGCAGTTTAGGATGGATGTCAGAGGAGAAAGGACACAAATGCCACCGCCAGCTGAGGCGGCAGTGCAGCGTGTATACAGGGCAATGACAGGAGACATTGATAACTCCATTGGCCAGAACCTTGGAAACGACACTCTGCGCAGATACAAGCAGGCCAATGCGGTATACGCAGATGAGGCTAGTAAGCTCCAGAATACCCGCTTGAAGAACGTTCTGATGAAAGGGGATCTAACTCCCGAAGTTGTCAACAACATGTTGTTCAGCAAGAATAAATCAGAAGTTCAGAATCTGTACCGGTCAGTAGGTCAGGTGGGGCGCGCTCAGATGCGCAACGGCATAATCGGAAAGGCCATGGAGAAATCAGGAGGCTCACCTGACCAGTTCCTGAGACAGATTAACCTGATGTCTAACCAGACCGGTATAGCATTCAAAGGCCGTGATGCTGCGTATCTGAAGGGGATTAAGAATTATCTTGAGGCAACCAAGCGTGCTGGTCAGGCAGGAGTAACAACGCCTACAGGTCAGCAAACTATACCGTTCATCCTAGGTATTGGAACAGTAACTAACCCTGCACTGGTAGGTGTTGGTGGCGGGTATGGTTTGCTGGCAAGGATGTATGAGAGTGAACCAGCACGTAATGCAATGCTTCGTCTGGCTAATACGCCACGTGGTTCTACCGCATTCGAGAAAGCGTTATCTGATGTTGAGCGCATTGTTAACTCATTAGCTCAGGGAACGAAATCTCAATCCTTAAGCGAATAAAAGTTTGCCCACCACAAGGCCGAAGATTAAGAAAGCAAAGTTCAATAAGTCACGTTCCATAAACCCTCCACTCTTTTAAGCAATTATAACCGACCTTAATGCAATGCTGCGCAAGTTTTATATTGTGCGGCCTTGCTGTACCCGGAGCATAGTAAATGTCAGATATCACTGCCAATGTTGTAGTATCAATGCCGAGCCAGCTCTTCACAATGGCTCGATCTTTTAAAGCCGTAGCCAATGGAAAAATTTATATCGGCCAGATTGATACAGACCCTACCAACCCAGCAAACCAGATTCAGGTTTATGTTGAGAATGAAGACGGTTCTCACGTTCCTGTTTCGCAACCAATCATCATTAATGCTGCTGGTTACCCTGTATATAATGGACAGATTGCAAAGTTTGTGACTGTACAGGGACACTCGATGGCCGTTTACAGTGGCGGAAGTTCGTCAGTGCAGCAGTTCTACTTTCCAAATGTGTTGAAGTACGACCCTGATCAATTCAAACAACTTTTATCTACAGATGATGGTGCAGCATTAGTTGGCACGACGTCAGGATTGACTGTGCAGGAAGAAATAAATGATCTACATTCGAAAGTTGGTATTATTAATGATAAATTAAACACAAAATCTTATGCATATCGTAATGCAAATTTACTGGCTTCAGCAAATAACTTATTGCGTGCCGGAGGAGAATTAAAAATAGTTTGTCAGGGAGACAGCGTTACTATAGGGCACGACACAATCAGTTCAGATGTTATAGCTCCTCCTAATAATAACCCATACACTGTTGCTCCAATTCAGTACCCCTCTCGGTTGCAGGAACGACTGTTAACATTAACAAATTCAAATGTTACTGTAATAAACCACGGATTTAGCGGTGATACGGCAAAACTTTCTTATGAACGGTGGCCTGATAACCCTCACTGTAACGTAGCGCATCTTATGCTGGGGATAAATGATAGCCAGGGAGTAGGCGGTGCAACGCTTGACGAATATGTTGAGTATATTGAAAAAATAATTAAAAGGTTTATTGATTGGGGTTGTGGTGTGGTGCTGCATACCACCACACCAATTAATTATGGTCAGAATGACGGTGGTTCACTTTTTGCTCAATATGCAAGGGCTGTAGCTAATCAATACGCTTGTCCCGTATTTGAAAGTGAGAGTGTTATCCAATATTGCAAATATAATTCTGTATATAGTGATGGAACTCATTTTAATAAATCAGGATATGCAAAGTATGGTGATGCTGTCGCGTCATTTGTTCTTTCTGGTTGCTGGGTTAGACCTGTCAGGAATATAGCTTCATATTCATCAATTCAGCCTGGTCGGGCATCTGAGGGGATCGGGTGGTTTGGGAAATTAACATCTCTATCACCTGATTACAACTTATCTTATGTCTGGAACGGTCAAGTTGGTAAAATATATCCTGGTGGTGTGCAGTCTTTTTCTTTCTTTCTTGATGCAGATGCCGCGGACGTATTTTTTACAGGTATTATTACAGGTTGCAAAATATCATTATCTGATCCTGTCGAATCAGTTGACGGATATTTGCCTGTAAATATAATGCCTCTGAAATCGTTTCCTAAAGAAATATCGGAAACAATGTCGTATACTACGCAACTCAGAAACTCAGACGGAAGAAAGTCATGGGCGGGCGCTCTTGTCGGTAGGGGTTGGAAGACTATTTATGTTAACAACACATCTTCAGAGGATGTTTATCTTAACTATTTAATTATTGAGCCTTGCGCCCCTGATAGCATAAATCAGGTAAATGGTGGGCAAGTTGTCCCGGGCGAAAAACAAGTATATTTATATAAATTCCCGTTTAATGGGATATCAAATCCAAGCACAAATTTACCAGCTCCTGCGCCAATTCCTTCTTCTGTAACCATTCCACTTCCAAAGGGAATGTTTAGACAATCACAAGAATGGAATGGGTACTACGATTCGTTTGTTATGGATATAACAATTAAATCTGATTTAACTGGAGGTAGTGATGGGATATACAAATATTCTTGTTGTTTTAAATCAGACGGAAGTCTTAATATATACAAAATATTTAAATCAGTAGCTTCTGGCATTGAGCCAACTTCTGGTAATATAGTTTGGGAGGACCCAACAACAGGCGAAACAGGTACTGGCTGGCCTGATTCCGCCACCGCTGTCTGTAAAATAGCTCTTAATTTCTCAGAATCAACTGCAGCATATTATACAATGGAAATTGAGTGCAATAACGTTATGAGAAGTTATGGTGGCAGAATGTACTAACGTGAAACTGAAAAGCAATCTTCACAGATTACTACAAAAATGATACGATACGCATCCATGCGCCAAAGGAGCAGAAAATGAACCGGATCGTATCTAAAATAATAGGGGTAGCAGCATTTTTAGTATTCCTATATTGTTCTGCGGAGTTAATATTTATAGTATTTGGCTTTATTCCGTTTAACGCATCGAGAATATTGTCTGATATTGTAATGATATTAATCATGCTGTATGCTTTTTACAAGCAAAAGAAGTTATATTAGTTGTTATTGACATTTTAATAAATTTAAAAAAATCCCCATATGATCTGTTAAGTTCTATGGGGATTTTCAAAAAAACAATTCCTATTTACTTTATTATTTTATTTCCTATTTTTTCAAAAAGGAAAATCGATCCATATTTTGTTAGGTGCCCATAATCTACAGCAGTGACAAAATCTGGTCCATCACCAACCCTTGTTAAACATCCACTTTCATTGCATAGAGATCTGTATGCTGATATGTATTCAGCCCCTAACTTAGGCACGTTTTCATCAAAGTACTTATCCCATACTTTAATTTCATCGTTTAATCCATATGACATGTATATAGGTGGCGTTTTTTTGAATTCACTTGTGTAATTTGATATCACCTTAACTAAATTAGCATTCCATTCAGGAACCGGGCCAACAACTATTACTCTTGATTCGGCGGATGCTTTTTTGATTTCTTTTATTGTTAACGATAGCGATTCAATTGCTAGATTTTTATCTTGCACTCCATTTGAACCTCTAACAGACCAATTTAGTAACACTATCTCAGGTTTAGTTATTCCAATTTCTTTAATTCTATCAACGTTAACGGAGCTAACGTCTCTTTGGAGGTCGTCTTGACCATTAACAAACAATGGCGGGGCATTTCCGTCTGTCATTTGACTTATCACATACTTTTTATTGTTGTTTTTTATGTAACTCGACAACCCATTATAGAGTGCTGCTGCATATGAATCACCGATTATAAAAATATTATTGCGGCTGTTTTTAATGCAACCGTTAGATATGGCATTTTTTAACAGCACAGAGTGACATATGCCACCGCGCAATAGCTCACCATATTTATAGTAATCGTACACATTTGTGACAGAAGCATACTCACCTGCTGATTTGTTTACGCTTCTTTCTTTAATTCCATTCATGGAGTACGTGACAAACCCAAATACGCCAGAACCAAATACGACGACAGCCAGAATAATAGTTGTAATTGACCTTTTTTCAGAATGGCGCAGAGGATTTTCTAAAAGATAATAAGTTAAAATAGCCAATACTAATGCCAACGCCATTAGAATCAATAACTCGTTGGTGCTTGGTGATCCAGAAAATATAGAACGATAGAATGAATAAACTGGCCAGTGCCATAGATATAGCGGATAGCTTATAAGCCCAATAAAAACAATAGGTTTAAAGCTTAGTATTTTTGATGCGATCCAATTATTTCCACTTGATGCTATTACAAGAGACGCACCAATTACTGGCATTATCGCGATGTAACCAGGGAAAGCCATCTTTTCATTAATTAATGCTATTGACAGAGTTATTATTATAACTCCTAGCAATGACATAGATTTATAGACTGATGTTTTGATACCCATGAAACGTAATGCTGCTATTATGGCGCCAGCCATTAACTCCCAGAACCTTGATGCTGGGGAGTAGTAGTTAGCACCACCTTCGTATGCCATGGTAGAAACACTAATTGTATAGCTAACTATAAATATGGCTGCGCATGATAGAAGTATATTGCGTTTCGAGTATTTGCTTTTAAAGCATAACAAAATAACCACAGGCCATAATATATAGAACTGTTCTTCAATACCTAAAGACCAAAGGTGCAACAATGGCTTAAGATATGATTGAGAATCAAAATACCCTGATTCACTCCATAGTGTTAAGTTTGATATGAAGTAAGCCCCTGAAAAAACGTGCTTTCCGAGTGATTTATAATCATCTTGGAAAAGGTAAAACCATCCAATTATAAGACATGATACAAGAACAATTGACAGCGATGGGAATATTCTAATTATTCTTCTCTTGTAAAATTCTACATAAGAGAAGGAGTTACTTGATGCAGATTTTAATATAATAGATGTGATAAGGTATCCTGATATAACAAAAAATATATCAACCCCAACAAAACCGCCGGGAAGAATCGAAGGAAAGTAGTGAAAAATTACCACTGACAACACTGCTATTGCTCTCAACCCATCGATGTCTGGTCTGTATTTTAAGTGTTCCAACTTAAACTACCTCAAGTTAAATAAAAAAATAAGTAAATTGTTGACTAGTATGTCATAACTTTATGATCAGTAACCATTATTGGTATTGATGTTGCTAACAAACTGATCATAAGTCTGGTTTTCTTTAATGACAAAGTCCATGTACCAGCCAGTTGTTGCTTTGGGCTTAAATGTGCATTTGGCGTTGACGAAAAGCTTAATGTAACTGCTACGCAGGATACGATAAGTTTCGATATCGCTTGACTAAAACCAATCAATCTGAACAATGCGCCCAAGCAAAGCCTGTGGATGGCAGTATTCAACGAGCCAACTGAAACATAGCTAATAAATAGCTTTAACATTATAAAAATCAGTGAATTCTTAGAGGACGAAAGTTTAGCATTTGAAGGGGATTGCTCAGCATGTGATGATGCGTGGTGAGACAAAAGCGGGACACACAAAGCTTTGCACCGGTTTGCAAGGCTTTGTGTTGTTTTCCTAGGATACTTTCTCATCCAACCAGTCTGCCCACCACTGCATCATCTCCCGTCGCGTATCAAGATAAGCTGCGTGGTTGTATACGGATCTGGTGCCCCCGCTAACGTGTGCCAACTGCATTTCTATCGCGTCGCTGTTCCAGTGCTTCTCGTTGAGTACCGTGCTGAATTGGTGCCTGAAACCGTGGCCGCTGGTCTGTCCTTCATATCCTATACTGCGGATTACACCAAGGACGGCGTTTTCGCTGATTGGCTTTTTCCTGTCATTCCTTCCCGGGAAGCAAAGTTCGTACTGTCCGGTGATTTGTTGCAGGAATTTGAAAAGCGCTGTAACTTGCTCTGACATTGGAACGACATGCAGTTTTCTTCCTTTCATGACTTCAGGGGCAACGGTGATCAGGCTGTTTTCAAAGTCAATTCCTGACCATACCAACGAACGTAATTCCACCGTTCGCATTGCTGTATAGTGAAGAACCTGAGCAGCAATCTTACCTATAACCCAGCCTCCATACCCATTAAGCGCCCTCTGGAATTCGTGAATGCGATGCATAGGGAGGAAAGGGTAGTTGTTTTTTCTGTAACCCTTCATTGCCCCAACAAGGTCTGGAGCCGGATTATATTTAGCTCTTCCGGTTACTATTGCGTAGCTGAAAACCTCGCCACACCTGCGCCGAGCCTTATCAGCACGCTCCATCGCTCCTCTGTCCTCAAATAGCCTGATCACCTTCAGTAGCATCATCGGCTCCACCTCTTCCATTCTCAGATGCCCGATGAGCGGCAATATATCGCCAGTGAACATGTTCATCATTTCGTCAGCATATCCTTTTGACCATACCTTCGATTTGTGAGCATGCCACTCCCTGAAGATATCACCGAACGAATCAGCTACTTCTTCCTTTTCCTTCTTCTTTATAGCCTGCTTCTGTTCTGATGGGTCCACGCCAGCAAGCAGCTTCATTTTCGCGTCAGATTGTTTTGCCCTGGCTTGGGTAAGCGAGATTTGCGGGTATGGTCCGATGACCAGTGTCTTTTCCTTGCCGTCGAAACGGTAACGCATTCGCCACACCTTTTTGCCTGATGGAGGTACGAACAGGAACAGGCCTCCAGAATCAGCAAGGCGATATGATTTTTCTGAAGGTTTTGCCGCGTCAATTTGCTTTACTGTGAGCAT